CCTTCTAATGCGTAAAGATAAAGGGTTTTAACTCTTCGTGAAGAAGGAAACTCGGTACTTTCATCGGGGAACTCATCTTTGGTATCCCAACCATATTTTTCTTCCATTCATACCCATTCAGGTTTGCGATTTGGCAAGCTTAAGGAGGTATCGCACACCCATTGTTTAGAAGCAATGTACAGCTTATACGCTTCGATAGTACTTATATTCATATCAAACTTAAACTCTTCGGGCATTGCACGAACAAAAGGAGTAAGTTTTGAACGATGAATAGCATCTAATGGGAAGATTTTATTTGCATGTGCAAGAGTATGAAGACATGAATGAATTTTTCCATAACGATTAGAATACTCTTCACATAAGGAAAGACCATGCCTAATTAACCATCTAGCATTTGCTACCGTCTCATTTGCCCATACGGTGCAGGGGTGATTGCGGAAAGCACCTTTATCGGTCGCATACGGCGTTCCATCGATCTTAGGAAGAGTTCCATACCCGTGCCCCCATTTGTCTGAGGCAACGATAGAGAGCATCTGACAGCACTCTAGAGGCATCTTGACGATGTGCTTATCAGGAAGAACTTGAGCAGACTTGACTGGACTTTCGTCGGTCACAAAGATATTCATGTTAATAGTTTACTAAAACTGATTGCCAAAAGGAACCCTAACATTAAAACAATATCCCATGATTTCGTTTTAATGAAATATGGGATTGACATGGTATCCGCAATTGTATTCATAATGACACCAAAAGTCAGATTTACATGAAGAACAACAAAGTAAGCAGCAATTACCATAACACTACCTACAATTCTCATTGTCGTTAATGTTTTCATCCGAATGTTGAATCGGGTTCCAGAGCAATATAATACTTGAGATTGTGTTGCGTATTCGTGAATTGTGACAAAAGTTTAGAGGACACTACTACCTCATAGGCACCAGGAATAATCTTGATGTTTTCTACCTTAAAGTTAAACTCAAAATCATCACTGGTCTCACCAACAACAATGGCATACTCATTGGAAGTATCGTTCTTCTTATCACGAACCACTAGTTTGATGACACCATTCTCACCAATCGCAGACATATCAGGAAGTTGATATACTGCTGCCGCCTTTACAAGTTTATCAAGTGTTACACTATCCAACTGGAAGCATACATCTTGTGATGGTAATGTAATCTCTTTCTCTGGAGGAGAAATAATTACATTTGGGTCGGCAAAGAAATACTTCACACGACGTTTGCCTTCTTTGATACTCAAGAAACTATCCTGATTAAAATCAAGGTCAGGATCCTGATGAAGACTCAATCCATTCAAAAACTGATTGAGATCATAGATCGCAAAGTCCCGTGGAAAATCTTCTTTGATTTCTGCTTCGGCAAGAATGTTTTTTGCCACAGAGATAGTGCGAAGTTTATTGCCTTGCTTTACAAGAATAGAATTGTTGATACCCGCAAAGTTCTTAAGGATAGCAAGTGCATTGTCAGACAGTTTCATTGTTTGATCTTCGAGTTTCATTATTATTGAGGATACGTTTCGCGATTTGTATTCTTATCATTGAAATACATGAGAAGAACAGCATAGTGAAGTATCTTCATTATATCACGACGTGGTGTTCCTTTCTTGTCATATCGAGATACATATTTCATAATATTATCTCTAGAACATGATTCACCATCATTATGTGCTGCTTCAATAAAATCTAAAGTTTGGAGATTTTGATCGTTAGCAGCATAGTGTTGTTTGTATGTTCCCCTAATGTATTCAAGAAGTTCTTTTACGATCTCTTCTTCATTATATTTCCAGGGTGTTGAAGATGTATAGATGGCATCAGGATCAGGATTAATACAAAAGTCACGATCATTTGTTCCTGCTATCCAGGTGCCATCTGTTGCCCAATTGCCATCTGTCGAATTCAAGTTAGTATTAGTGTAATTATCCATTTTTAAAATTTCATCATAGAGCATAGTCCAAGAGTTAGTCATAACTTATTATATCAAGAAAAGTTGTGAGAGTCAAGAGATTCTTTTTGCTGCTCTTCAGTAGGCAACACAAAGTCCGAGTCAACCTTGTCATAAAGTTCCAAGAATGATTGTTTGGTCTCATCATCAAAACGATTTACACAAACTTTAATTGCTTTTGCCTTATCTTTGAAGATACTGAAAGCACGGATGATGTGAACCAAACGACGGGTGCTGATGATTTCATCAATACCACCATCATAGAAAGTTTTGCGAATGATGTCTGCCCAGTCAACAAGACGTTTGCAGAAGTCACGATCTTCCACTCCAAGATCCAAAGCAATACCCTCAAGGATTTTCTGTTCAGTTGCAGGAGTTGGATATGACTGCTCAAAGGTTACTGGGAAACGTTCCAAGAATGCCTCGTTGAGAACATTAGTGCCAATGAATCGACCATCATCAGAACCTTTACCTTTAGTATTGGCAGTGGCAAATACATTGAAACCTTTTGATGGTTTTACATACTTACCAATTTTCTTCAAGAACACACCTTTACCTTCAAGGATGGACTGGAGACAGAGGATTTTGTTAGAAGCAAGGTCAACTTCATCGAGTAGCAAGATTGCTCCCCTTTCAAGTGCTTCAACGACAGGTCCGTTATGCCAAACAGTTGCCCCATCGACAAGACGGAAACCACCAATAAGATCGTCTTCATCAGTCTCAATAGTAATGTTTACACGAATCAGTTCACGTCCAAGTTGAGCACACGCTTGCTCCACAGATAACGTTTTACCATTACCCGAAAGACCCGTAATGAACGTTGGATAAAAAAGATTGGACTGAATAATTTTTTTAAGATCACCAAAGTTACCAAACTTGACGAAAGTATCATCTTTATCAGGAATCAAATTTTTCTCAATAGTAGGCATGGCAGGAGGTGCCTGATAAGTTTGCTCAAGTTTTTCCTGAACAGTCAGGTTCCACTTACCACGTCCAACTTTATAATTAACAATTTTATTTGCAACTGTCTGGTAGTTGGATCCATTCATCGCACACCATCCACGAATATCAGAACTAGTTACGGACTCTCCATAAAGTTCCTGTAATGAAGTGACGATGTATTCAGCAGAAAGAGACATGATCTTGTTTTGTTGGTTTCAACTGAAGTTATTATACAATAAAAAAGGGGTCTTGACGACCCCCAGTAGACAGTTTAAGAATTGGTCAGATGCTCTTTCAACTCTCGGATCAATTTTCTACGAGAGTGCCTTCTATCCAACTCAATACCAACCGTTCTACCATACTCTTCAAGTTCACCCTTACTCATTTCATCGATAGAAACATCACTCTCAAAAACCTCTTGAGTAGATTCAGGAGCAATTGCTTCTACAGGTTCTGAAGGAACTACAACTGGAGTAGGTTGTGCAGGTGCTGCTGGAGCTGGTGCCGGAGTTTTTCCTCCTAATAAATCTCCAAATTTAGACATTCTTGATACCTATTAATATAAAAATATTTATCAGGCAACAAGTCCCACAAACTCATTTAGAATTTTCTTATTCATTTTTTTGTTCTTCAGACTCTTCATAAAAGATTTTTTGATTTGAATTTTAGAAGCATCTTCTGATACCTCAAATTCAGATTCACCTGCAAGAGTTGTTGTCGAAAGTGCAATATAAGAATGGTAACCAGAATTTTTGATAGAAAATGATTTCTCTTTTTTCCACTGGTTTTGTATTTGCTCTTTTAATTTATATTCGCCCCAAGTGTAACGACTAATAAAACGATTATAATCACGAGACTCAAGAACACGAATACCAATAAAATTAGTGTCAGTAAAATTGTCTCTCAAATTTTGAATCAAAATGTCAGTATAGTCACCCCAAATAGAATCCAAAGAATAAGTGTTTCCCGTTTTACGATCACGAAGATAACAATTACCATCAATTCTTCCAAGTCCAATAAAAGGTTCATACTCCCAAGATCTTTGAATCTCACGATGATAAGTAAGTCCACAACCCTCACCATCAGTCAATACGACACACTGAACTTTTTGAACTTTAGTATTTTTCTTAAACTGTGGAATGATTTGGTGAAGTGCAATCATCGTTTCATTCAATGGTGTTCCAGACAATCTCATTCCGACAGGTATAGAATACCTTCCTCCAAAAGCAACATATTGTGCAATACGGAACATATTTTTTAGTTGTTTTTCTAAAGTTTTAGAATTAACTTTATGCGACAAAATGTTCATCAAAGAAAACTGTTCTATGACCTGCATCAAACCATCTTTTTTCTCATATGAGCTTTTATCATAAAGATGTTCTCCATCAGCACTCATCTTTGGATAATCATACGTAAATGCATATACTTCAAATGGAATAGAAACTTTCTTGCAGAACCACACAAGATTGAATAACTGCTTAATAGTATCCATCATCACTCCACTCATTGAACCAGACCAATCGAGAATGAAAATCAATCCATGGTTTTTACCATCGGCAAGTGTGGTTACTTTCTTGAACAAGTCTTCATTATATTTGTAAGTGTGGAGTTTAGAGCAGTCCAAAACTCCAGTGCGACTAGTAGTAGCACGAGCATAACTATTAGCAGATTTTCTACACTCAAATTCTTTGACAAGATAATTTACCTCTTTCTGTGCCGATTTTTTAAATTTCAGAAACTTATCATCAACACAATCAAACAGATAAGGATCATTTGGATTATCCCATAATTCATTACATCTCTCATGAATCTCTCCATTTGGAATAATAATATCACCAAGATTGACTTGAGGAAGTTCTACATAAACATTCTCAATTCCATCCATTGATGCAAGTTTTTTAATCGCATCATCCAATGAATCCATAGTATCGACTTTAGGTTCAGGATTGGTTTCTCCACCCTGACAAACATGCTCGGTGTCTTGCTCGGTATCAGCATTATCTTCAGATTCTCCAGGTTGCTGTTGTTGCTCCATAGAGTTATCAGACTGCTCTTCGGATGAACCAGAACTTTGAGATTCCAATGAATCCATATTGGTTTCTCCACCCTGACAAACATGCTCGGTGTCTTGCTCGGTGTCTTGCTCGGTATCAGCAGTATCTTCAGATTCTCCAGGTTGCTGTTGTTGCTCCATAGAGTTATCAGACTGCTCTTCGGATGAACCAGAACTTTGAGATTCCAATGAATCCATATCAGTCTTAGTATCAGTATTCATCTGATCCTGACAATACTTATAGAGTGCCTGTGCCGCAATCAAAACATCATCAAAGTCTTCACAACCCTCAATCATGCGAACGATAGGCATCTCTACATATTCACCAAAAGGAATATCAACAAAGTTACCAATCTTAAAGTGAAGATTTACACGGTCGGCAAGATTCATCTTACTTACATCTTCACACTCAACACCAAAGAAGTCCTCATCGGCAAGAACATTATATCCTTTATAAAAAGTCTTTGAGATGCCAGCATAACGACGCTTCATCATTTTCTCAATGCGAACATCCTCCACCACATTCACAAACTGTGGAGGAATCTTATATTCTTTTATCCAATCACGATCTGGTGTATAAAGTGCATGTCCCACTTCATGTGCCACCAACATATCATATATCTCATTACCTGCCTTATCCCAGTTCGGCAGTGTCAGAACACGAGTATGAACATTGAAACATGCAGTCTCAACATTCTTGTTCTCAACCACAAGGTCTTCTTGTGCAAGAAGTTTAGCAAGTTGAGATTTGATTTCGTGCCTGACGGTCATTGGTTTGATTCGTATGAAGTCATCATACAATAAAAAACCACCCCTGTGAAGAGGTGGTGTGTCAGTTTAGAAATTGTTTATTTCATACCACAATAGAAGCATTATGACGAACTTCATCAAAATTATATTTTTTGATAATTTCACCATTTTCAAATACAGTTTCAAGGACTTCTACCGCATTAGTATTCCCTTCAATATCAGTAAAATGACCTGTATCATTACGATATAGTGTTACTCTACCTTTTTTGGATTCTTTACCCATATCAGTAATAGGTTTTTTGAACACATCTCGATTAACACCATTCACAGTGATCGAAGAACACTTCATCGCAAACTGTTGAGTGTCGCGAGTAATACCTTGAAGAAGTTTACCTCCTTGCCCAAAAACAATGTTATCTGCAGAATAAAACCTAATCATTGCCCTATAAAGAATTCGATCAATAGTATCTTGATCAATACCATCACCCTGAATAATTCTTACATTATTCAGAACTTTGAATCCTTTATCATTTAGAGTGTGTCCATAATAAGTATCGAGAATTTCAAGACAATTCACAACAACCTCTGATGGATCTCCACTATCGGGACGCACCACTAAAGTAGCACCCGATTTAATTACATCATCTTTAAGAACTGTACCCCAGTTTTCACATGCTTTGTAAATGTCATAACTGTCACTTACACACGCAAATAAACTTCCAGGTTTACCATAAAGGTTAATCATGTTTCTAAATGATTCAACCTCATTATCTTCACCCCAAGATGTTACTGTGCTGTGTTCCATCGCAGGAATAGAAAAACCAGCAGTATCGATATTATAATATTCTTTACCATACAGTAGAGAAGTTACAGTATCTGTTCCCTTAAAGTTTACTAGGTGGGCAAGTCCACCAATACCAGCAGATTCAAAAGAAGAAACTCCTCTAGAACCAAAATCATGCAATTTAAATTCAATCAAACTGGGATCACCAGTTTGATTTAAGTAATCGAGAATAATTCTTTTACTTTCATAAGAGTTGGATGCTACCGTCGTAGGATACCAAATTGCCCTCAAAAGTGCAGTCTCAATGTAACTTGTTAACCAGAAGCATTTTGAATCTGTATTTTCTACGGTTAAAAGAACATTCTTCACAGGTACTACATTACCTTCAGGAACTGCTTTGATTCGAAGAGGAAGTTTACCTCCGTGCTCCTTAAGAATATACTCCCAACCCTCACGATTGAAAGGTTCTCCATGTGAGGTTGCAACAATTTCTGTAGTATCAATGTCTTCCTGTGTGATTTTCTTAGAAAGATACTCTTTCAGAAAGATTTGAAGACCAAAGAAAACGGTTTGATTCCAAGTACCTCCACGACTTTCAATATAAGAATAGACATTAGTAGTTCCTTCTGGATATTGATTATATTGCGAAAACTTATAAGAATCCGTATTGAGAATGATCGAATTGTTAATAGTCATTTTAAACTCCTTAAAATGTAAGTTGAATGCCTTCGGTCTATCCAAAGGACTTTTGTGTTTAGAGTCTTTACACCTGACTAAAATTAGTTTAACATCTAACCGTTGTATTATGAATATTACTTAGAACTTGTTGATGCTCAACAGTTCCTGCTTTGGAGTCAATGTCATGCTCAAAGACAAGAGCAAGATGTCTTTGAATTAAGTCAACTTGTTTTTTACTTAATCCTGCTTCTCCTACATCACCACTCAATTCAAAATAACCCTGTAACCAATAACAAAATTCAGTTGTTTTCATTAGAATAATACCAATTCATGTTTTCCTTCAAGATCTTCACGAAGTTGAGTCAATACTTGACCCAACCAATTAGTTCCTCTCCAATTTTTGGGGTCTTCAATTTCTTTATCATATAGACAAAGACCAACACCCCAAATAGTATCAGTTGGGGATCCTTCTACCAAATAATGATTTTTGGTTTCCATTAGGTAGTTGTAAGCATCTTCATTTTGAGTGAATTTATAATAACACCCATCATAAACAATCTGTCTTGCGTGATTGTCCCAAACTTTCTTATCAAAATTTTTGACATTTCTTCCCAGTCCTTTTTGATCTCCAGGAAAAGTTTTGTTCATAATCTTTTTAGCAATCTCAAGATCATCGAAAAGTAGTGCTTTCATATGCATCATATATTGTTCAGAACAGTTATATGAATTTCCATTCTTAGTTTCTAAGAAGGGAGTATCTGCCCAGTTGGAAAGATATCCACCATAGAAAAACACATATTGATTATATTTTTCAAGGAAATTTTGTTCTTTAAATTTATTCATTTTTTATACACCAGTAAAGTAATTTATAATTTCATAATGATCCTCATAACATTCACTAGAATCTACTTGTGAAATAGGGATCCATTCTGCAGATGCAGCATCACTACCATTTTTTACTTTAGGTAATTTTCCATCGGTAAGATTGATATAAAATGCATGAGTGATTGTTCTTCCTCTAGTGCTACGATTAATGGAATCAAAAACCTTAGAATTGGTAATATTACCACGCAAAACTGGATCTGGAACTTTTAAACAAGTTTCCTCTCTCAGTTCACGAATCATAGCATCTTCAATAGATTTGTCTGTTAATGCATTTAAAAATCCACCAGGAATAGCAAGAAGTCCTTTTCCGGGTTCTGCTCTGCGACGAATCATTAGAACATGTCCAGATTGAACCACAACCGCATCTACAGTTACAAATGTAGGTGGGTACGGAAAAGATATGTACTGGGATTTATATTTTTCAATAAATTCAACTTCTTTTATAATTTGAGTGTATTGTTCAGTTTTTAAAAATTTTAAAAGATAATCTAATACTATTGGCGGAACAACTCCACCGATAAAATTAGCATTGAAATCTTTTCTGAAGAATAGTTCTCTAATTTGAGAAGCATTAAGTTCTTCTACAAGGTCAACCTCAACCAGATCCCATTGAGGAAACATATCAAGATAGTATGAGGACTCATCTTTTTTGTGTCCAATAATACCTATTTTAGAGCCACTATCAGAATTTTGATTTACAATATTTTGAACTCTTGTGACCCAAGAGTTTTCATTGTACATTGTATCGACAATAGGTTCTATTAAAATTTCACTCCCAATTGACTGAAAGATATTTGAATAGAGAGATATAGATTGAGTGATTAAATTTTTTCTTTCTTCGAAAGAGAAAGGATTTTTAAAAGTTCTTGGTAGATTTGATGATCCGACGATCACAATCACTTTTTTAGAAATTTTCATAGCATACTCAATAATTTTTAAATGAGCATTATGAAGTGGTTGAAATCTTCCGATGAAGACTAAAGTATCGTATTTTTTGTCCATCTAAACTCCTTAGATAAGATTTGAACGGGTACGTCTATCACACCCTGCGATTTACTATACACTAAAATTTATTTTTTGTCAATGAGGTGGTGTGACAGTTTATCGAATGATCGTTGCCTCAAAAATAAAAATTGGTGGCACTACGTCAATCCATACATTATTACAATAATTCGACAATTCAGATTTTGTTACATCAGTTTTATGAGTGATAATCTGCCCTGACCTAAGTTTCTCCTTTATGTTATAAAAATATAAAGGACTCAATCCCCTGATTGATTTATTAAGATCATCTAGAGTTTCAACTTCTATAAGATTATTCGTAAAGTTTATGGGATTATATTGCTGTGGATACATAAAATTCGTAATCCACTGTCCAAAACTCATGTTTTTAATTCAACTATATCCATCATACAATAAAAAACCACCCCCTGTGTGGAGGTGGTGTGACAGTTTGGGAGTGATCAGTCAATTGTCTGTCCAACATAACCCCAACAAAAGTTTCATAAAAAACCGAACAACCGCAGTAGGTTTCTCCTCAAGATGTAATTGAACATTTCCACTTAATGAATAAAATCCACACGCGTTTGCTACTCGGATCTGGTAACTATCGAAGCAGAGAGAATTACAATCCCCGGCTGTAATATAGAAAGATTCCCTTAAGGGGAACTTGCCGTTTTTATTTGCATACTCAAAGTCATCAAAAATCTTATCAAACTTATATTCGTATTTTTTTTCTGCAGTTACTTTATAACCATAAAATTTTTTCTTTGTTCTCTCAATCAGATCATCAATCTTCTCGTCAAGTTCTTGTGAGATTTCTTCCAGAGTTTTAGGTTTCTCTGGAATGTCCAGATAAGGTTTGATTTTATCAAAATACTCAAATTTTTCCGAAAATCCAAAACAAGTTAATATATAAGGAATAATCTCTTTAGGTGCTTTTTTTTAATTTATTTACATTGATTGGGTAGGTTGGTGAGGTTGGTGGGGGAATGAAAATATTGCTCATTGGTGGTGTCCGTTACTTAAGTCATTATACAAAAGAACCACCCTTTTTGGGGGAGGTCATGTGACGGTTCTTGAAGTGTCTCAGTGCTTCCTTTCGGGAACGCATTGCCTGAGGTTTCAGTTTTCGTTTCTGTTCTTTCTTAGAGTTATGTTGCCAGTTAGGAATTTTCACGACGTTTCAGGTCTTCAATCTTTTTCTGCATTCTAGCAGACTTGTCAATACTCGTTCTGATCAATGCATCAGATGCGTTTCCAACTAATTTTGCACCTTTATTAGCAGATTTAATATTTGCTTTTATTTCAGATTTTACTCCAGGTCTAAAATTTGCAAATGGTTTTTTACGCAATTCCTTAACTCTGGCAGTTTTAATCTGCACATCTCTAGCAAGTTCACCAACTCTATTCTTGACTTTTTTCTCTTTTTCTGGAGTTAGTTCTTTAAATGCTTCAAAAATAAAGTCTTTATATGTTTTCATTCGAAAAGATTCTTCTTTTTTCTATATTTATATTACTAAACGACTAAATCCCTTAATCT